GTACTTCATCTCTTTGTAAGGTTCTAATCTATCGTGTCTTGGCATAATAGTAAACTCCCCCGAAGGGGAGTGTTTGGTTTTAAGCGGTTAATGGATTAAGATATACAAATTCTTTAATCATCATCTTCTCAGCTTCTTTCTTAGCATTAGATACCGTAGCTCTCATTGTAGAAACTACTTTTCCATTTAATACTATTTCGTATTCGTGTGAGATTCCATTAGCACCGATAGTCCAAAATCCTTTTTTGTATCTATTAAGAGATACTGTAACTTGATTTTCGTTTTCTTGTCCGAAGGTGCTTGTGTAAATAGTTGCTTTCATAATTCTGTCTTTTAATTAGTATTTGTTTTATAATTATACCGCAATATAGTAAACATTTGTTAATTACCAAACTTTTGACAAAAAAAATTAAAAATTTATTGTAATGTTCATAAGGAGGTAAGTGTTTATCTTATCAATGAGCGGTTGGCTATGGATGAACTTCCCTCTGTAATGGTACACAAAGAAGTGTCCTACTTTGAATCGTTCCTTATACTTTTCTACCTGAGCTTCGTGAAACTCCTTTACTTTTAGTTGGTAAGGTGTTCTCATAAACTGATACGATTCAGGCTTCATTTGAATACCAAAAACTAATTTATCATTAGAGTAGGCTTCCCAATCCGTACAATACTCCTCATCTATCTCGTAAGGTGTTTTCCTGAACTCAAGGTTAGGGAAGTACTCCTTTAGATTATCTACGCAGTTTATCTCTGCTAAAAAGCCATTCCAAGTTTGACCTACTACTCGATGGAATACATACTCAGAAGCGGTATCTAATCCTATCTGATACTTCTCTTTGATGAAGTTAGATGCTTCTATTAGGTTCTGACGATTAATCTTAGATAAATAGTAGTCTTTCCATCCATCTTTGTATATATCACCTCTTGCTTCTAAGTAGTACTCATCTATGAGCTGCATACACTTTCCTACTCGTTGAGCTTTGAAGAATGAATTAATACTCTTATCCTTATTAAACTCTCGGTATAAGTAATCGTCTATGGGTACTTCGTATCTTACTTTTTCCATTGTACCGCACAGATTGCTAAGCGTTGAGCCTTGTTAGGATATTCCCTGTTCATTACTTCATCGCCCATACATCTGCGGATAAACTCTTCTCTTTGTTCGTTTGGTTTCTTGGTTGGTAGTGGCATAGTTATAGTATTAGGTTATAAAATAGGTGTAGCCATAGCATAAAGCTCATATAAAGAACTAATAAGCTAAGACCACCGATTAGTATGTATTCAATCCATTTCATTCGTTTCTATTTATTATTGCTGCTTGAGATTCCTCTAATAGATAAACTCTCTTGGGTCGCTTATTCTGCTCCCAAAGTGTAGTACTTGGACAATCTAATTGGATAGGCTCAGGAAGTACTATACTATTAAGCCAAAACATATAATTACCTTTAGGGTCGTTTACAAAATATAATTTAACCACATCTTGAGGTAATTGCATCATCTTATCGTACTTATACTTCTCTAACATCTTATTAGGATAATACTTATCTCTAAACTTCATTTCAATAATACACCCCTTTCCCTTAGGAGTAATTCCCTTAGCATCATAGTGTTCGTATTCACCTCCGCACCATTCTAATTGCCATCCATCAATACTAAGAACATTTACTATTGCTTGTTCTAATATATGTACCCTATCTATTGTCATTGAGTTTATCTAATTGTCCTATTATTTCTCGAATCGTACTTGGACAAGCACAGGGTACTTTATTCTTTACTCCGTAGTACTTAGTCATCAAGTCTGCCATTACAGTTCTCTGATAGTATGTTGCAGTACGCTTGGGTCTTGTTTCTTCCCACAACAATTTATCCTCTTCACTCATCGCACTCCTCTTTACAAGTTAAGCAATTAAGAAATAACTCTCGCTTATGACATCCGCAATCGTCTTTACCAAATTGTCTTGCAATCCAAAAGCTAAACCGATACGCATTACCAAGAGTAAGCAGCTCTGTGATTGCGTGTACCATTGTTCCAAGTTTAACATAACATCCTATTGTCTTTAGTATCTTCATAATTTTGATTTTAAATACTTCTTTACTTTCTTATAAGTGTTGTATAATGAGTAGTAACTAATATTCGTTTTTCTACTCAGCTCTGAGATACTCTCTCCGTTCTCTACTATCTCGAATACTTTTCTATCGTACCAATACAACTCTTCGAGTGCATCTAATATCTTTTGATACTTTACTGAATAATCTACCTCCTCGTCTTGTTCCGCTTCGATATCCTCTAAGACTTCACCTGAGCGATTATCTTTTCTCTTATGGTCTAAGAATAGCGTTGTGAGTGTTCTAAAGATGTAGAAGTGATTTACATCATCACCGAATGAGATATCCTTTCCCTTAGCTACTAATTTTCCAATCTTCAGATACATTTCTTGAACCACATCTTCTGCGGTATCAGGATTGCATCCGAAGCTCTCTACGATGTTGCACCAATCCTTATGTCGTTTAAATAACTTCTCTAATATTTCCATACAGACACAATGAGAGCAAAGAAGGTTATTAAGACTGTGTGTCTTTCAAAGTAGTCTTCTTCGTCTATCTCGTCTGTGTCAGGTTCTAAAAGTGGATTGTAGTACAAGTAACCCAAGCCGAACCCATAAGCAGGTACGAGTTGAATATGCACTTGATACTCTCCGATTTGAATTGTCATTTTCCTTTATTATTTAATTGGTTAATTGTTGTTTTATCTTTTGTACAAGGTTTACCCCATCTATTGAATATCCTACATTGTTAGGTACTGAGCGTAGCTTTATACCTTCATCAAGTGGAGTAGGCTTACCACCTGAATCAATATCCTTAATTTTCTTTATGTGTAAATGTGAGTACATCCAATCAGTAGGATGAGCCAAGTATCTATGAATCACTAAGAAGTCATCAGCTCTATTAATAAACTTACCACCACCTTCTACATCACTTGCCATTGGAGGAATAGGATGTCCTGCATATGGATGCGAAGCCGTGTGTTGCTTTCTAAGTGCTTCTGTGTTAGCGTGAGTGTTAAGCCATAATGCACATTTATGCTCTGTACAGAATTGTCTGAACTCAGTTGTTGCTAAGTAATCGTATTCGTGCTTACCTAACTTCGCAGCAGCTACATCGGTTACTAAGGAGTTATAAGGGTCTATCAAGAATCCATCATAATTAAACTTCTTCTTTACCTCCTTAGCTTCCGATAGTAGTGTTTTATAAGTGTACATTTCACTTGGGTCGATTATCTGAATGTATTGAGCTAACATAATCAATCGCTTACGCATCTCATCTTCAGGTATCTTATTAATAGGTAGTCCTGTATCAAACTCAATAAGTTTTCTATACAAAGAGTAAGGTTGATTCTCAGAAGAGAAAATCAGCCATTTTAATTTATGCTTTAGCGTGTATAGAAACATTAAATATAACATCGTTTGGGTCTTACCCGTATTTGCGTGTCCAAGTATTACTGTAAATCCTTTTTTAAATCTGAAGTAAGTATCTATCTCTTCTACTCCTAATTTAAGTCCTTCTTTTATTTTGCCTGTTCGTATGTCGTTTAGTTGGTCTAATGTCTTTGCTATGTTTACTATCATTGTTTTATAAATAAAACTATCATCGGTCTTTTTGTCTAAATATAATAAAAAAGGGGAGTAGTCAGCTCCCCCTTAAATTAAAATGGTAAGTCATCTCTATCAGGAGAATGTGCCTCTACGGTTACCTCAGCTTGTGTAGTACCTATCTTCCATCCTTGAATGGTGTTAAAGTACTTTATTTCACCTTGTGGAGAAGTCCACTCTCTACCTCTTAGATTGATTCCTACTTCTACCTCATCTCCTACATTGTAGTTATTAAGATTTTCGCAGTTATCCTTAGTGAACTCTACTAAGATATCTTGTGGGTATTGTTCTTGAGTAGTTACTACCACATCTCGCTTGGTAAATCCACTACCAAAAGTTTTCGTTTGTCCGATTACTTTAATTTTTCCTTTGATTTGCATTTTATCCATTGTTTATAAAGGTTACGAAATTTCTTGCGGTTCTAATGATATCTTCTTCAGAAGAATGTCCGTGTGCTTGTAGTGCGTGATAATCAATCGCAGCTTTAATCATTGATTGTCTAATGATGTAGGTTTGCGTGTCTTCTTTCTTGCTTTGCGTATTCTGAGGTGCAGAATAAGAACCTTCGTTTTGGTTCTCGTAGATAACTTTTCCTGTTGAATTGCTTTCATTTTTCTTGTAGGTTAAATTCTCACCTATCTGTCCTTTAAATTCCTTTACCGCTAAGAAGCTAAGGTTATCCCCATTTGCAAAGGTTACCTGATATTTATTAAAGGTTCTTTGTCCATTGTTCCAAGTTCCTCTTGGCTCTACCGATGTTACTCTACTTGTTAATTGCATCTTGTGCTTGTTTTAATTGATACTCTAAATTTAATTTTTCGATGTTCAGCTTTTCGACTTCTCTTTCTAATGCTTCTATTCTTGCCTCTTGGTATGTAAGTCTTTCAGATTTCATATTAATAAGGTCAAATAAATCATTAGTATTCTGCTCTCTAAGAGAGTCTAATTCTTTTAGCTGCTCTTTAAAAGAGCGTTCTTCAAATTGTCTTAATGAATCCATTGTCTAAATTCCTAAATGATATTCGTTAATTTCGTACTCGGTAACCGATGGTTGAGAGAAGATATCTAAAATGATTCTTCCTTCCTCTAATCTTAGCTCGTACTCACCTCTATTGTAAAAGCAAGTGCGATTAAGAATGTCCTCACATATCTCTAATGTGATTCTGCTCTGATTGTAAAGTGTCTTTGCATCCATATCTGTGATTTTTAACAAATATATAAAACTTTTTGTTTCGTGCAAGTATGTTGCAAAAAAAAGAGGAGCAACTTTTTACGGCTACTCCCCTTCACAGACAAAGACAGAATTAAGACTCATCTAATATAAGCCTATTTGTTTATTTATTTTGATAATCGTTTCAATTCTTTTTGATAATATTCTATCATTTCATTTAATTCGTGTGTAGAGAACTTTACTATCTCTCGTGCCTTAATCACCATCGAATCCGCAGTACCCTCTCCGTAGGTTCTATCTAAGAATTTAGAATACTCATACTGCTCTCCTTGTGAGAATACATTACACTTAGGGCATTGTGGATGCACATTTAGCTCATCCCATCTCGTAGAATAGTGCTTACGAGATTGAAAGTGTCCTGCTTGGATTTTCTTAATCTCAAACTTCCTACCACAAGTACAACAAGTACATACTCCGTTCTTAGAGTGTTTAGTTCGTATATAAAGTGAGAATACAGTATCTAACTTCTGTACTATCTTAGAGCGTGAAGGTTTCTTGGGAGTAGGTACTTTCCTATTGGGCTTTCTTCTTATCATCCTGAGTTCTTAAACAAGCACTACCTAACCAAAAGTCAATATCCTGTACTGCTCGGTAAATAATGCGACTATCTTTCTTAGTCCTCTCTATCTCAGTCTTTGTAGAATCCGAACCTAAGTTCGTGTACATCTTACAATCTATTCTAAATAACTCATCTACTTTATCTCTATCACTAAGTTCACTCTTTACTACTTGGTCAATTTGTTCTCTTAGTGTCATATAAGTATAGATAAATTAAGATTAGAATAAGATTAGAATTAATATGCTTTTATAGTTTGTTGTTTCACAAATGGGTATAGGTTGCCCTACTGTACCATACCCATAAATATGCTTCCACAGATGTCGGACACATACGGGTGAGTATCTTTAATAGGTTAAATACTCTCGCTAATTCCACTATTCCTATATAGTGTACACCCTCGTTTAGCTTACGGTTGAGGTGGTGCTATGTGTACTCCCCATTCTTGCACCTTGTTATTTGTAGCCGAATCGAGTTTTTAGACGCATAAGCTACAAGCCAAATATAAATAAAAATTATTTAGAAACGTTCTTTACTTTCTCATAAGTTCTAAAAGCTCCTAATCCTAACATTCCCATTAGAACAGTCATTAAATGTTCCATCTGTAATGCAGGAGGTACAAACTCTGAACCCATAGCAAAAACCAATAAATCTCTGATGATAAAATTATAAGCCAATGCAATACCGCATATCCATCCTATAAAGGGTCGCCACCCTGCAACAAATATAGAACGATGAGTAGCCTCAGCTTCATTTATTTTAGTTTGTAGTTCGATTAACTTCTCAGGGTCTATCTCCTTACCCTTAATCGCTTCACGAATATCTTTTGCAAGTGTGCCTACCGCACTACTCTCTCCATTACTTCCTACAAGTAAGGATAATAACTTTCTAAGCATAAGTCCAAATTGAATTAGGTTTATCAGAATCCGTATCGCAGTGAATAAATGTCTTAGCTATTCCTATACGCTTGAATCCTGCTTGAATAAGTGCAGAAACGATTTTAAGCCTCTCTGAGCCACTTTCACAAGCGATGTCTGCTGCAACACCTTTTAAGTGTGAAGAGTTCTTAGAAACCTTGTAACCTGCCTTTTCGAGCCTCTCAATGTCCGCTTCTATTCTAAATCCACTTGTAATCTCAAAAGGAGTATCTGCGATGTGTCGTGCTTGATTGAGCATATACAGAAATCCCTTATCCATTAATTGACCGCTACCTTGTTGTAAAGGAGAGTCGAACTCGTGGTATTTAAAGTAGTTAATCATTAATCAGCTCTCTTAATCTCTGTATGTCTTTTCTTACTCGTTCTCGCTCAAGTTTAAAATCAATAACCTCATCTTCTAAGATTCTAATATCAGGAAATATATAAGTGTTTTGATTGTATCTTAAACTCTTTAGCTCATCTTCGTTATCCGCTATTCGACTCTCAAGACCAAAATATAAATAAACCGCAGTCCCTACTAAGACAACAATCTGAATGAGCCATTTGATATTTATTGATAAACTTGAATCATCATTAAGTTTTGGACTTGTCATTAAATTTGTCTTTTATCTCGCCTTTTACATAGTAGTACACTTCCTTACCCAAAAGTCCAAAGAAACCACCCACTAATCCAATGATAGCTGCATTAACGATTCCTAATACACTTACCGATGTCGCTGCGGTAAAGATATACCCTGCAAAAAAACTAATCTTGTTGTCTATGCTCATAACTTAAAGGGGAGTTATTCCTCCCCCTCAATTTCTTCAAAAGAGCCATCTTCTAAGTTCACATTAATCTTTCCGTGCTTGTTCTCAATTTCTACTTTTAATTTGTTCTGCTCCTCTTGAACATTTGCAAATGCGTGTAGTAAATTGTGCTTCTGAGTTTCTAATACTCCTAAGTCGTGTAAGATTGCTGATTTCTTAGCTTCTTGCTCTCTTAATTGTTCTACAAAGTTTTCTTCTAATTGTGGCATAATATATAATTTATTTAAAGATACGCTTTATCCAATTATATCTTACCCTGTCTTTTAAATATTCTAAATTCGAATCATTACCATAAGCCTCTCTTTCAAAGGAGAT